CGCTGCTCTGATCATGTCCCTACTGTACCACACTCCGCTGCCGAAGTCAACAGCAATTCCCACCCCCAGATGCTGCCCGAACCGCTGCTCGCAGCCCCCGCGTCAGATATCCCCTACATGTCCCTCAGATGCCCCCCGGATTTCCCCCAGATTCCCCGATACCGGCCAACCCAGCCCGTGTGCCGCCTCGGGGATGGGTCGGTCTTAGGGTCTGGTAGGGTCGTAGTAGTAGTAGCTCGTTGTGTACCACCCCACCAGACACGGGAGGACGCCCAGACATGCACCCCCACGGGGGCGAGGAATGCCCGTTCGGGGAATCTGGGGGGTATCGAAGGGATATGTGAGGGATATCTGGGGGGCATCTGGACGGAATTCCGTCGGAACGTGCCGATGCTGCTGCTGCCGACGCGCCCCGGTCCCAATCGGGCCTGCGCCTGCGCGGCCACGCGCCTGTGCGATTGTGGCCGCGTTGCCACAGTGTTGCGGGGCTGCCACAGGCCTCCGCGCGCCGCACGCGCGTAGCAAGCGGCGTGCCGCGAGCCATGCGCCCCAAGCAACCCTGCCCCGCGCCCAACGCGGCCATTGCCTAATTTTTGTGCTTGCGGCGCGCCGTCCGCCGTGTTATTCTCACGTCATCGGCCGCTGCATCCCGCCGCCGCCGCAACCACGGAGATGACGCCCATGACGACTCGCACCGCACCCGCCGCCGCCAAGCCCGTGTGGCTGAACGTGACGCCGGAGATCCTCGCCTCTATGGGCCCGGATGCCGCCGCCGCCCACGCCGAGGCCCGCCGCCTCTATGACCTATACAAGACCGCACGCGCCGCCGCCGAGGCCGCTATCACCGCCGCTGTCTCGCCGCCGCCGGGCCGCCGTGTCGCCTTCGCCTATCAGCGCGGCTTCGCTATCGCCATCGTCGCCGACGACAAGCCCAAGGCCGCCGCCGCGCCCAAGCAGTCGCTGACGGACTGGCTCGCCGCCGCGCAACGCTGACCTCGCCACCGCCTGCCCCTACTGGCCCTCGCGCCCCATTCCGGGGCCGGGGGCCAAAATTTTGTCTGGCTCGGCGCCGCAAACCCCGCCACACCACGATGCACCAGATTCGAAACATGCACCTCTCCCTCTTCCCTACCTGTACCTTTTGGCGCAGCGCTGTGGATTTCGCTGTTGACTTTCCTGCGGAGTTTGCTATGGTGGTAGGTGAAGATGGAGAATTGGGCCTTGGCCATGGACGCAGCGGATGGTTTTCACGAAGTTTCGCCGGTTCTCGCGTGCGGAGTGTACGCGTTGGTGCACCGGGGCGAAGTCGTATACATCGGACAGAGCCGCGTGATGCTGGGGCGCGTGGCGAACCATCGCGCGCAATGGGGCCGTGCCCGCGGAGTCGCCTCCGCTGCGCCGCGCGGCATTCTGTTCGATCAGCTGTTCGTTCGCCCCTGCACGCCCGATGCGCTGGACGCGCTGGAGGCCGAGATGATCGAACGCTACCAGCCACGGTTCAACGTGCGTCTGCGGAACCCCGTCCCGCCGGACCTGCTGAACATCCTCGCTGCAACTGGCGTCACCATGTCCGCGTTGCACTCCGCCCTCCCACCGCCGGTGCGCCGATGACCCTGCACCGCGGAACGTTGGCGAAGCCGCCGGAAATCCTCGAAGTCCGCCCGCTGACGCGCGACGATCTATCGATCCTGCGCGAGAAGCGAATCGGGCCGCCACTGGTGCAGCGGTTCCGCGAGACGCATCATCGCGTTGCGCGCCTCGTCGCAATGGGCCTGCGGCCGTGGGAAGTCTCAGAGCAGAGCGGCTATACGGTCTCGCGCATCGGCTCGCTAATGGCCGACCCTGCGTTTCAAGAACTCGTCGCGCAGAAACGGAAGATCGTTGACGAAGCCTACTGGAAGCAGCAGGACGAATTCGCCGCCCTCGCCACCGCCAATATGCGCCGCGCCGAGACGATGCTCTCCGACAAGCTCGAAGCCGCCGAAGAATCCGGCGAATTCCTCCCGACCCGTGACCTGATCGCTATCACCGAAGGCCGCATGGACCGCTTCGGCTACGGCAAGACTCGCCTGAACGTGAACGTGAACGCTGACTTCGCATCGAAGCTCGAAGCCGCTAAGGCACGCGCTGCCGCTGCGCGCACGATCGACGGCACAGTCGCAGACACCTCCTCTGCCGCTGCGCCGTCGAGGGAGCCGCCTGTCCCTGCCGCTTCGTCTCCCGACGATCAACCGGCGGCTCCCACCACTCATCGCCGGTTCGGCTAGAGGAGGCCCACGTTGAGCAGCGCCGTTTCGATGGGCGTCGGCCGTGTTGCTCCGGGGGCCTCCTCGACCACCGATGACCAATCCGCGCTGCTGGACTGGCTCGCCGAAGTCCGCGACGATCCGCACGCTTTCGTCATGGGCGCGTTCCCGTGGGGCGTGCCCGGCACTGTCCTCGCCGATTCCCGCGGTCCTGTTCCGTGGGCCGCTGCGTTGATGGAACGCATCCGACTTGGCCTGCTCTCCATTGAAGACGCCATTGCCGAAGCCGCTGCGCACCCTGACGCCGACCCTGCCGCTGGCGATATCGCCGTGCAGGAAGCCGTCGCCTCCGGCCACGGCATCGGCAAATCCGCCACCGTCGCGCAACTCGTCCTCTGGGCCTTCTTCACCTACCCAGACTGCCGCGGCGTCGTCACGGCCAACACCGAAACGCAGCTCAAGACGAAGACCTGGGCCGAACTCGGCAAATGGTTCAACCTCTGCTGGTTCGCGCGCGATCACTTCATCCTCAACGCCACCTCGCTGATCTCCCGCGATCCGTCCCGCGAACGCACGTGGCGCATCGACATGATCCCGTGGTCGGAGAAGAACACCGAAGCCTTCGCCGGTCTGCACAACAAAGGCAAGCGCCTACTGCTCGTCTTCGACGAAGGCTCAGCGATCCCCGACATTATCTGGGAAGTTGCCGAAGGCGCGCTCACCGACTCCCTGACGCAGATCATCTGGCTCGTCTTCGGCAACCCGACGCGCAACGCTGGCCGCTTCCGCGAGTGCTTCGCCGGCGGCCGCTTCGCCAAGTTCTGGCACAGCACGCAGATCGACTCGCGCACGGTGCCTGTCACGAACAAGGCCCGGCTGAACGCGTGGATCGAGGCCTACGGCGAAGACTCCGACTTCGTGCGCATCCGCGTCCTCGGCCAATTCCCGCGCACCGGCGACATGGAGTTCTTCTCCGCTGCGGAGATCGACGAAGCCATGACCCGCGAAGTCTTCGTCGATGCCTTCACGCCTCTCGCCCTCGGCGTGGACGTCGCCCGCTTCGGCACCAACAACTCCGTCCTCTTCTACCGCAAAGGCCGCGATGCCCGCAACATCGCGCCGGAAGTCCACCATGGCCTCTCCACCGTGGCCCTCGCCCACAAAGTCTTCGCGGCCCGTGAGCGCCTACGCCCCGACGGCATCTTCATCGACGAAGGTGGCGTTGGTGGCGGCGTCGTGGACCGCTGTCGCGAAATGCGCCTCTATGTCACCGGCGTGCAGTTCGGCGGTAAGGACGACATCACTGGTATCGTCTTCGACAACGCTGGCGAGCGCTACTCAAACAAGCGCACGGCAATGTACGCTGCGCTACGGGCATGGCTGAAAGGGGGCGCGCTGCCAAAGCTACTGCACCTCCGTGACGCGATGCTGGCGATCCGCTATACCTTCAACAAGAAGGACGAAATCCAGCTTATCGCCAAGGAAGACATCGTCGCAGAGAACCCTGACATCGACCTCGACACCCTCGACGCCCTCGCCCTGACCTTCGGCGGGCCACTTGCAGCGTCCGCCGCTGCCGGTGGCGACTTCCCCACGAAGCCGCTCGTCGAGTCAGAATACGATCCTTACGCCCCGGAGCGCCTAGCGTCATGATGCCTAGCACCGACTCAATGATGCCCAAGATGCCAACAGCGCCTGCGCCCGCGCCGACCTTCGGCCTCACGCCAACGGGCAAGAAGCCATCCGCGAAATCGAACCAGACCACGTACCTCGGCACCGAAGCAACCCCCAGCCTTGCGCAGTCAGGCTGGAAAACCCTCCTCGGACAGTGAGCCGCAGATGCCCAAAATCCCTGACGCTGCTGCCGCGGCCCCACAAATGAATCCGCTCGCTTCCGCACCGACGCCAGCAACGCAGCTGATGGCCGCATCAATGCTCGGCGAATCCGCGGCCCGCCGCTCGCCATCGGCCCGCGGCCCTGAGCTCCAGACCGGCGAAGCCCGGCGCAAAGCCCGCACAAAGGTCGTCCGCTGATGGCTGAGCCAGCTGTATCCGAAGCCGATATTCGTCTCCGCCGGTATCAGGACTCCCGGCTGCTTGGCATGCGGCAGACCCGCTACAGCTGGTGGACCCACGCGCGCGAACTCGCCGACTACATCCTCCCGCGCCGCTACCGCTGGCTGATCACGCCGAACCAAATGTCGCGCGGCTCGCCGATCAATCAGCACATCCTCGACTCCACCGGCACCCTCGCAGCGCGCAATCTCGCCGCTGGCCTGATGTCAGGCAAGTCACCGCCGAATCGTCAGTGGTTCACCTACAACATCGGGCGTCTCGACCGCTCAGTTCCCTCGCCCACCGTGCTGTGGCTGAATGAGTGCGAACGCATCGTCCGCTCGATCCTACACGAGTCGAACTTCTACCAATCCATCGCGATCTGGTACTTCGACCTCGTTGTCTTCGGCACCGCCGTGATGCTGATCTACGAAGACTTCGACAACGTCATCCGCTGCGTCAATCCGTGCTTCGGCGAGTACTACGTCGACATCGATGGCAAGTATCGCCCCACGATCTTCTACCGCGAGTTCACGCTGACGATCGCGCAGGTCGTCGACGAGTTCGGCATCGACAGCTGCTCCGAAGCCGTGCGCAGCAGCTACAACCTTGGCGGCGCAGCGCTGACCCGCGAGATCATCGTTGCCCACGCCATTGAGCCGAACACCGAGCCGGAGAAGTACGGAGTCCCACCGCACTTCGAGTACCGCGAAACCTACTGGGAATACGGCGGCACGTACAGCAATCAGCAGAACGGCGCGTTCTCCCGCGGCTATCTCCGCAAGCGAGGCTACCGCAGCCGTATCGCCATCATCACCCGGTGGGACCTTGTCGGCAACGACGCCTACGGCCGCAGCCCCGGCATGGACGCGCTGCCCGACATCAAGCAGCTACAGCAGGAAACGCGGCGCAAGGCTCAGGCCATCGACAAAGACGTGAACCCGCCGATGGTCGCCGACGTGCAGTTGAAGAATCAACCAGCATCGCTGCTGCCGGGCGGCGTCACGTACCTGCAAGGCATGATGACCACAGGCAACGACGGCTTCAAGTCCGCGTACGGCTCGTGGCGCCCAAACATCCCGGCGATCACCGAGGACCTGCAAGAAGTCCGCGCGCGGATCAACGAGACGTTCTTCGTTCCGCTGTTCAAGACCGCATCGCAATTCGAGACGCGTAGCAACATCACCGCCGTTGAATGGGACATGCGCCGCAGCGAATCGCTGGTGATGCTCGGCCCTGTCTTTGAGCGCATCGACCACGAAGGCCTCGCCGTCATCCACGACCGCATCTGGGACATCGTCTCCCGCGCCACGGCCAACGGCGCGCCGATCCTTCCGCCTCCGCCGCCAGAGATTGCTGGCATGAACATGGACATCGAGTTCACCTCGATGCTGGCCACGGCGCAGAACGCAGCGCGGGCCACGTCGATCGAACGCGTTCTCGCCACCGCGGGCAACCTCGCAGGCATCGACCCGTCAGTTGTAGACAACGTCGATTTCGACATGGCTCTCGACATCTACTCCTCACTGCTCTCCAACGATCCGCGGATGATTCGCGATCCGCAGCAGCTAGCCGCAATCCGGCAGCGCCGCGCGCAGCAGCAGGCCCAGCAGCAGCAGATGGAAATGGCTGAGAAGCTCGCAGCGGGCGCCAAGACGCTCTCCGAGACGCAGGTCGGTGGCGGGCAGAATGCGCTGCAAATGATGTCTGGGCAAGGGGCGATCTGATGTCCTTCAACGCCAGCGAACGCAAAGACGTCCGTGCAGCCGAGAAGGCCGCGAAGGCGCAGCGCATCGCTGACCGAGACGTCATCCGCGCACTGATGTCCACCACCTCCGGCCGCGCATGGACCTACCGATTCCTCGACAGCTGCCATGCCTTCGCCACTTCGCGCCGCGACAGCCCATACGACACCTACTTCGCAGAAGGCGAGCGCAACGTGGGCCTCCGCCTCCTCGCCGACATCATGGGCTTCTGCCCGGAACTCTACCTAAAGATGCTGCAAGACGCCAACACAAAGGAAGCTATCGATGACCGACGTTACAGTGACGACCGAAGCACCAGCGCCGATTCGGGATCAGCAGGGGACGCTGATCGACCAGTCGAAACCGAATACGACCCCTACGCCGAGCGAGAAGCCTGACGACGCAGCGGCTGTCACGCCGAAGCCTGACGCTGCGCCGGGCGAAACGCTCGCCGCTGCGCAGACTGAGGGCGAAGCCGATAAGCCTGCGGAGCCCGAAGGCGCACCAGAGAAGTACGCTGACTTCACCGCTCCGGAAGGTTATGAGATCGACAAGGACGCCATGGTGCCGATGCTCGAAGCCTTCCGCGCCGCAAACCTCTCACAGTCCGCGGCGCAGGGCATCCTCGACCAGTACTGGAAGATGGAGTCCGCACGCGCAGATTCCTCCGCACAGGCCGTCCTCGACATGCGCGCAGGTTGGCGCGGCGAGACGCAGAAGCTCTTCGGCTCCGGGCTACAAGCTGCCACGACCGAAATCTCGCGTGCCATCGACACATACCTCTCCCCAGCCGAAGCCACGTCCTTCCGCGAGGCCATGAACTTCACTGGCGCAGGCGACCACCCTGCCTTCATCAAAGCCTTCCACAAGCTCGCCCAGCTTGTCGGCGAAGGCACCCACGTCAAGGGCGGCAATCCTTCCCCCGCCGCCAATCCGAATACCCGCCCGAAGTCCGCTGCGCAGGCGCTCTATCCGCACCTGCCTTCGGCCAACGGACCGGGTTGATCCCCAACCCACCGCAGAGCGGTAGAACGGCTAAGCCCAGAGGGTTAAGGATGAGAGCCTACACAAACCACCCACACCGCCATAGCAAGGAGCTAAAATGACTCAGCTAACCTCGACGGCGCTCACCTACGCCGACTGGGCGAAGCGGATGGATGATGGCTACAAGGTCGCCATCATCATCGAGCTTCTCTCGCAGACGAATGAAATCCTCGACGACATGATGGTCGCCGAGGGCAACCTTCCAACCGGGCACAAGACGACGGTCCGCACCGGCCTTCCGCAGGCCACGTGGCGCTTGCTGAACCAAGGTGTCCCGAACGCGAAGTCGACCACGGCTCAGATCGTCGACACCACCGGCAACCTCGAAACGTACTCCGTAATCGACAAGGATATCGCGGACCTCAACGGCAACACCGCCGAGTTCCGCCTCTCCGAGTCGATGGCCTTCCTGCAGGGCATGTCTCAGCAGATGGCTTCGACGCTGATTTACGGAAACCAGTTCACGAATCCGGAGCGCTTCACGGGCCTCGCCCCGCGGTACTCCACACTGAACACTTCCACGTCGCAGACGGCCAACAACGTCCTCAACGGCGGCGGCACCGGCTCCACCAACACCTCGATCTGGGTCGTTGTGTGGGGTGCCAATACCATCCATGGCATCTTCCCCAAGGGCAAGATGACGGGCCTGCAAAGCCGCGACATGGGTGAATGGCCGGTGCAGGATGCCTCCGGCAACACCTATCAAGCCTACCGCGAACACTTCAAGTGGGAACTTGGTCTCACTCTTCGCGACTGGCGCTATTGCGCACGCATCGCGAACATTGACGTGACTCAGCTGACCGGTGTCTCGGCCGCGAACCTGATCAACCTTCTCGTACGCAGCTTCTACCGCCTTCCGACCCAGCCGACCTCTGCCGGCACGATCCAGACCTCCGACACCCCGGAGATTCGTGCCGATATGGGCCGCACGGTCATCTACTGCAACCGTGTCGTGCGCACCTACCTCGATCTGCAAGCGATGAACAAGACCAACGTTCTGCTTCGCATTGAGGAGTTCGACGGCAAGCCGGTGACGACGTTCCGCGGCATTCCGATCCGCACCGTCGACTCCATCCTCAACAACGAAGCTCAAGTTTCCTGATGATTACACAAGCTGAACTGAAGTCGCGCTTGCAATATAATCCAGAAACTGGTATCTGGATTTGGATTATTGCGCCTAAGCATAATTCGCATATGCTGGGTAAGCAGGCCGGCTCAGTGCGCGAAGATGGGTACAGAGTGATAAGGATAAATAGTCGTCCTTACTACTCAGGCAGGTTAGCCTTTCTATACATGGAAGACTATATGCCAAATGAAGTTGACCATATCGACAGAGATACACGCAATGATTGCTGGAGCAATCTGCGCGCAGCTACCAGCAGCATAAACAAATGGAACCAGAAGCGCCTAAATAAGACAGGCTATACTGGTGTCTATGAATATGGAAACGGCTACCAAGTTAGGGCCGGTAACCGTTATGTAGGCTGGTACTCGAATCTCCGAGATGCCATCTGTGCACGCAATTCAGCTGCCTGTAGCCTATCAGGAGGGCATGACATACCTCAAAGGGAACATACGACATGATTCTCGACGCACTGCTTCAATTCGACAACGCGTCCTCGCTCGCTATCGCCGCCGGCACTCAGGCCTCGGCGAACGTGATCGACTTCGGCCTCGGCACCACCACCAACCCGGCGATTCCGTCGCTGGCCAATGGCGGCGGTGTCCGCGACATGGGCATCGGTGACGATCCGGCGCTCAAGCTGCTGGTGCAGGTGGCGACCGCCTTCACCTCCGGCGGCGCTGGCACGCTCTCCGTGGCGCTGCAAGGTGCTCCGGATAACGGCTCCGGAGCACCCGGCGCATGGACCACGTGGTGGACTTCGCCGGTCTACGCGCTGGCCACCCTCGCCGCCGGCGCACGGCTGATGAACATCGACTTCCCTCGACCTCCGGCGGGCGCCGCAGTTCCTCGCTTCGTGCGGCTGCTCTACACTGTCGCTGGCGCGACCATGACCGCCGGTGCAGTCTCCGCGTACATCGTCCTCGATCGTGACGACGCGATGTACAACTCCACCAACAACGCGGTGAACGGCGGTTATCAGCCGGGCATTGCGATTGCCAACTAAGGAGCGCCGCATGCGTAAGCATCTCCTTATTGGCGCGTTTGCTGTGGGGCTTCTTGCCCCACACGCAGCGGTGGCCCAGGTCAACGTCGTTCCGCAAGTCGGGCAGATCAGTTCGATCATCAAGAGCAACACCTACGCCGCGGTATCCCGCGGCTTAGCTCCTGCCGCGTCTGCAACGGACATCTTCTGCATCACCGGCTCTGCCTCGAAGTCGATCTCCGTCAAACGGATCGAAATCTCGGGCACCGCGGGCACGCTCGTCACCGCGCCGTTCACTCTCGTACGGCGTGTGACGGTGAACACCAGCGGCACTCTTGCCACTGGCGCAGCATTGCCTGTGGCGACGGCGATGAATTCCAGCAACGTGGCAGCGACGGCCACGCTAACGGCGTACACGGCGAATCCGACGATCACGGACTCCTCGCCGACGTACTTCCGTTCGCAATGGCTCACGCTGCCAGTGACTTCCGCGGACATCGTCATCAACCCGATCGTGTGGGATTTCTCCACGTCTCAGGATATCTTCGCACAGGGGCTTGACATCGTGAAGGGCAACAGTACGTATCAGTACTGCCTGAACCTCAACGGTGTCAGCGTCTCTTCTGGCCTGCTCGACATCAACATCTTCTGGACGGAGAACTGATCCATGAAGTCGCTTGGCGCAGCGTTACTCCTTCTCTTCGGGCTGGTCACCGCTGCGCCAGCCCAGCAGTCTGTGGTGGTTCCGGCCACCACAGCGCAGGTTGCCATTGCTGGCACGATCGCGGCGTCGACGAAGATCGTCAGCGGCATCTCCGGCAAATCGATCTACGTCACGGCGCTGCTACTCGCGCCAGTGGCCACCTCCGTCGTCACGCTGACCGCAGGCACCGGTACCAACTGTGGCACCAGCACCACCAGCATCACCGGCGCCATGACCTTCGCTGCGGGACAGGCCATTGCGCATGGCGCTGGCAACGGAGCCATCTTCGTCATCCCGCAGGGTTACGATCTCTGCATCACCATCGCTACAGCGGCCGCGCCCGGCTCGCTGGCGTATTCACTCTTCTAAGGAGGCTCACATGGCCCGTTGGCGCCTACAGACCGCACATTACCTCAACGTCGTCGCCCCGTGGGGCGAGCAGCAGAAGTGGGTTCGTGAAGAAACCCATCAGGAAACCGGGCGACTGATCCGCAAGGAATTCCTCGTTCCCACGCTGCTTTCCCCTGACGATCCGTCGTGCCACAACCGCAACGGCGAATGCACTATCTCCCGTGCGGAAGGCGCGGTTGCCGGCGATTGGCTCTACGAAGGTCCACCGACGGCCGACATGGAGCCGCTGGACGCCGAGGCGCAAGCCATCTCCGACGCCGAGCGCCCGAAGTGGCTCAACCCCATCGAGACGCTGCCGGCAAACGGCGAGGCCTACGGCGAGGGCCTGATCCGTCACTTCGAGACGCTGATCTCCCAGATCGGCCGCACGCAGCCGGCAGCGCAGTCGCTATCCGGTGTCACCCGCGAGGAGTTCGAAGGCCTCAAGGCCCAGATGGCCGCGCTTATGGAGCGCAATGCCCAACTGGAAGCTCAGCTGACCGAGCCTGAACTCGACTTAGAAGCCGCTGCGGTCCGGAGGTAATCGCCATGTCCCTTATCGTCGCAGGTCCCGGATCACCATCGGTCTTTTCGTCGGCCAGCGGCGGTAAGGTCTATGGCTACAACAATATCAACGAAACTACCGCGCGGGTGGTGGCTCCGGCCAACACCTCGCGGCAGCGGATCCGATTTCATAACCCCGGCCCGAACGATATCTTCATCGCTCCGTCAAATGTGCAGAACGTCCTCGGCACAGCGCCGACGAATCCTTCGGACGTGGCGCTGACGCTGACCAACGCTGCGCTTGGTGGCTCCATCCGCGTCTATGGCAACGGCGGCACTCTCGACATCAATGGCGAATGCCAAGGCGCATGGCAGGCTTTGGCCGTCACTGGCGCTGGTACCACGAATCCGCTGACCGTTATCGACTCCAACAACTGAGGCTCACATGAAGCGTTCGCTGTTCGCTATTGCCTTTCTTCTCGGCCTCGCTGATGTTGCTGCGGCGCAAAACGTCACCTGTGCAACACGGCCGGTTACCGACAATTCCAACGCATGTGCGAATACCGCGTTCGTGAATTCGGTCATCAATAGCCCTAGCTCGCCGATCTACACAACGCCGCATACATGGTCAGCTACGCAGACGTTTGAGGCAGCTAGCGGCCTCTCCTTGCTCGTGAGCAAACCGAATGCAGTGGCCAATACGCAATCGTCCGGTGCAACGCTTGCGCGGTTTCAGCAGGGTTCTGCTGCTAACCCTGTTACTACAGCTACTCCTACTGTGGCAATCAGCCGATACGAAGCTATGACAGTTGATGGGCAAGGGATTCAGTACCCGGCCTTTCTCGCTGAGGTCATCGGCAACAACAACGCGACATTGCCGACGATCACGCAATCGGTCGGCATCGCCGCCAACGTGCAGCAGAACGGTATCGGCGATGCGCTCGGAATTTCTTCGACGGTCACCGGCAATGGCGGCAACGGACGCTTTGCATACGGATATTTCGCGAACGTCAACGCCGCCGTGGCGAACCAGGCGGCGTTTGGTGCTGAGATCGTTGTTTCGAACAACACCGGCAGCAACGGTATCTATGGCACCGGCGTCACCCCGCATTTCGCGGGCATCCATCTTGGAGCGTTCGGCGCCAACCGGAATACGGTGGGGATGTATTTGGATGACCAGAACGGAGTTGGTCAAACATGGGACGTCGGCATCGCCTTTCGGAAAATCACCACAGCGTCTCTGTGGGACGACAGCAGTTCAACGCACATCCTTTATTCGACTGGCGCACATACACACGGCATCGATTTAACAGCTTCAACTTTTGTTGGAAACGCTTTTTCATCCCCTGGGTTCTACGTTAATGGATCGGCGGCTATTGGAGCAAACCAATTAAATCTGGTGAGTGCTAATGCTCCTATTGAAATAGGCAGTACGTCTGCATCTAACACTCCCTTTATAGACTTTCACTCGTCTGGTAACGCGATAGATTATGATACGCGGATACTAGCCAGCGGCGGCAATGCTACACCGGGCAACGGCGCTCTTTCGATCTATTCCGCCGCGCTAAATCTCGTGTCGCAGAGCGGCGTCGCGTTGGTGAATGCGGCCGGAAGTGACGCCAACATCAGCATCAACATAGCGCCAAAAGGCACCGGGCGTTTGCAGGTCGCGACCGTCAATGTACCGACGATCTCCTCGTCCGACACGCTGACGAATAAGAGCATGGACGGTGGATCGAACACGTTCACCAACATTCCTGGGTCGGCGATTACGGGCGCGGCTCTGACCAAAACCGACGACACGAACGTTACGCTCACGCTTGGCGGCACGCCTGCAACCGCTCTCAATCGTGCGGCGTCAATCACTGTAGGTTGGACCGGCACCCTCGCGGCATCGCGAGGCGGTACTGGCATTTCCAGCCTTGGCACTGGCGTTGCCACATGGCTTGGTACGCCATCAAGCGCCAATCTTGCTACCGCGGTTACGGATGAAACCGGCAGTGGGTCATTAGTGTTCAACACGGGGCCGAACCTCACGTCTCCGGGGCTAGACACGGCGCTGATATATAACTCGGTTAATCCGTCAGCAGATGGTACCGTCACCATCGGCACATCGTCGCTACGATACGCTACGACGTACACCAACAACATCACTGCCAGCGGACAGGCAGCGCGCACGTGGTCGCTGGCAAGGCAGCAGACGGCGGCAACTGCGGGACAGAGCCTTACTATCGCGGCCAGCGGTGCGGCGTCTGGGGGCACCGATCTCGTCGGCGGCAATCTTATCCTATCATCAGGGACGTCTGTTGGGACGGGCGGCGCAACAGGATCAGGTTCTTCTGTGGTGTTCTACGCCGCACCTTCAGGTCAGACATCTGGTACGTCAGACCGCGCACCAATCGAGTCAATGCGTATCTCGCAGGGTGTGGGCGGCTACGGATTTTTGACTTTCCGTGGCGCTGGCATTCAGTACGCTATCACCGGCGCACCGTCCGATAAAATCACCTACTTCAATGGTGAAGATGGCATGAACATCCGAGTTAGCAATTCGGATCGCGCCAGGTTCAGAACCAACACAGTCCAGTTCGGCATCGCCGCAGGCGATCCCAATCTGATTGCTGGCGCTACGGTCCATCTTGTCACAGCTGGCGCCGCCGCACCTGCGCTATCGTCCTGCGGCACCGCCCCATCCATCGTAGGAACCGACACGGCCGGTGAAGTGACGATGGGGACCGGAAGCCCGGCCGCCTGCACGATCACGTTTAACGTCGCGTACGTCTCTGCCCCGTACTGCGTTGTCACATGGCAGGCGAACCCGCTGGCGACCCAGAACTACTCGGTCAGCACGACTGCCATCACGATTGGCCAAACCGCGACCTCATCGAACAAGCTAAACTACCACTGTATTGCCCGAGCTGGTGGCTAACACAAGGAGATCACATGCTTCGAATCGCTCTAATTGCCGCGTTTGCTGTTGTACTTATGCCCTACGCTTTGGCACAGCAGCGCCCTGACCCTGCGTTTCTCGAAAAAGCCTTGACCTCCATGGAGGCTCAGCGGAACTCAGCGATGAACGCCCACGCCGCTACCGAGGCTCGTCTTGCGCTCGCCAACGAAGAAATCGCTCGGCTTAAGGCCGAAATCGAGAAACTCACTCCGAAGAAGGAGGCTCCCACAGATGCCAAGCAAAAGCCCTAAGCAGGCTCGGCTAATGGCCGCAGCGGCCCACAACCCGGCGTTCGCAAAGAAGGTCGGGGTCTCGGCGAAGATCGCTAAGGAATTCAACGCTGCTGATCGTGGCAGCGGCATTCTCAAGAAGAAAGGGAAGAAGTGATGAAACAAGGCACAGGAAACCGCACAATCGGCGACCGCAAGGTCGAACCGAAGCCGTATGCGATCAACACCCGCGCAGTCGGTCAGATCGGCGTGACTCAAGCCTGCCATCCCGATCCAATGCACGTTGGCCGCGGCTACAGCGCACCGGCAATCCGCAGCACCTCCAGCAAATCCGGCTCACAAGGAAAGTACTGATCATGGACTTTGAAGAAATCAAGCTGCTGTTTAACATCATTGACACCGCAGCACGTTCGCATCCAGGGAAGTATCCGTATATCGTACGTGCGGCAATCGGCCGCCTAGACGAAATCGAGTCGGAGACACGCGAGGCTTACGAAGGGCCTGCGCCGAAGCAGGAACCGCGGCCCATTGAGATCGACGATGAAGCCAGCGACGACGACGGCGACGTTGTTGTGGAGCGTCGCTGATGAGCAAGACCATCTTCCCCGGCTTCGGCGCAGGCAGCATGCCCCGCTCCTCGGCCACCTGCGGTGGCGTCACCTCCGCTAAGCCGCTACCGTACAGTCCGCCGAAAGGCCCGACAAACATCAACGATCCGAAGGGCCCCGGCCTGCACGGAACCAACCACGGCAACAACCCGAAGGCTAGCCGCCGATGACCACCAAGTTGGATATCGTGAATCGTGCCTTGCAGAACCTTGGCACACGCACCACTGTGACGCAGGACGAACTCGATACCAACGGAAGCAACGAAGCCATTCAGGCGAACATCATCTACGCCAACACGCGCGATGATCTAACCCGAATGGCTCCGTGGAACTGCGCGTTCAATACCGCGCAGTTGACCTACATCACCTCAGTTCCAGGCACCCCGGAGAACACCAGTGCGGCTACGGCTATCTGGCAGAAAGGGCAGCCTGCGCCGCCTTGGGCGTATGAGTATCAATATCCTGTTGACTGCCTTCGCGCTTGCTATATTACTCCACAGACTGCGACGGGCTATGCGAGCGGAATCCCGATCACGACGGCTGTGACTGGCGGAGCGCCGAGCTTCTGGCAAGGTCCGCCAGTGCGTTTCAAGGTCGCGATCGATCGGTTCTACATGGCTTCGGCGGTTACAGTCATCGATGGCGGCTCCGGCTTCTCGGTCGGCGACGTTGTGTGGCTGAGCCTTTCACCAGCAGCATCCACAATCACCAATCGAATCAGCAGCTTCAACGCTGGCGCACCGCAGGGCGCTGCTGTCGCCTTGCTTGTCACAGCAGCGCCGTTCGGAGTCATCTCCTCCGTCGAGATCATCAGCGTCATCGATGATACCGGCCTCGGCGGTTCGTACTTCTACACCTACGCGCAAGCCGGTCTCGATCCTGTGCCAATGGGTGCGACTAGCGGCGGTGGCATCGGTGCCACGTTCCGCCCCACCTTCGGCGATCCTCGCGACCAGCGGGTGATCCTCACGAACCAAGAATTCGCGATCCTGAACTACTGCAAGCAGGTGACCGACGAGAATATCTTCGACACGTTGTTTCAGACGGCGCTGACGAACGTGCTGGCTGGGCAGCTGTGCATGGCGCTCACCGGAGACAAAGGCCTCGCCAACCTTTCCATCGGCCTCGCCAACGAATCGATTCGGCAGGCGCGGGCAGCGGATGGCAACGAAGGCCTCACGGTGAATGATGTCACGCCAGACTGGATTCGGCGCCGCGGCATCTGGTCTGCCGATGGCTACTCCGGCCCATACAACACAGGCTTCGATTGGGGGACATCATGGCCGACATGGGCATAGGAGCGCACGATGGGCTCACCTGCGGTCATCCAAACTAGCTTCAACTCCGGCGAGTGGGCGCCGAGCCTCTACGGGCGGGTGGACCTGACGAAGTACCACAGCGGTGCTGCGCTGCTGCGGAACTTCTACGTCGACTATCGAGGTGGTGCAACGGCGCGCGCGGGCACGCGGTATCTTAATCAGGCGAAGGGTGGTGGCACTGGTCAGGTGCGGTTGATCCCGTTCCAAGCCTCGTTTCTTGTGTCGTACGCACTCGAGTTCGGTAACGGCTACATTCGGTTCTTCAACTCTGGCGCTCCGGTGCTGGAAGCTGCAAAGACGATCACCGGAGCGACGAAGGCGAATCCGGGGGTAATCACTTCGGCAGGGCATGGCTACACCAACGGCGAATGGATTTACATCACCGGCGTCGGTGGCATGACGCAGCTGAACGGCAATTACTACATTGTCGCCGGTGCCACGATCAACACGTACACGCTGACCGATCTCAACGGCGTTGCGATCAACACCACCGCCTACGGCACCTATACCTCCGGCGGCACCTCGCAGCGTGTTTATACCATCGCCTCGCCGTATCTCGCAGCGGACCTAGCACAGGTCAAGTTCGCGCAGAACGTGAACACGATGGTGTTGTGTCATCCGAACTATCCGCCGTATCTTCTGACGTTGGTCACCGCGACGAACTGGACGATGGGCGCGATCACCTTCGGCTCAACGGCAGCGACGCCCGGCGGGCTGTCCTACGCTAGCACCTACGGCGCAGGCGACATTCACTTCTCCTACGTCGTGACCTCCGTTGACGCCAATGGGCAGGAGTCCGGAACCTCGACGCCGCTGGACTCCGGCGGCATTGCCTATCCTGGCAGCGGTATCCAGTCCGGCACCATCACATGGGTTGCGGCCACAGGCGCGGTTAGCTACAACGTCTATCGTACCTCTGCGCGGAAGTCCGCTGCGCTGCCTGCCGGTTCGCAGTACGGCTTCATGGGCAACGTGACGTCGGTGACGTTTGTGGACACTGACCAATCGCCGGACTTCTCGCAGGGCCCACCGATTCCGCAAAATCCCTTCCAAGGCTCCGGTGTACAGTCGATCACGTTGACTGCGAATGGCTCAGGCTATACGTCCGTGCCGACGGTAACGCTGACCGCAGCGCCCCCGGGCGGCACTACCGCCGTTGGCTACGCATCGCTGGAAGTCAACACCGGCACCGTCAACAACAAAGGCGGCGCATATATCCTCAACGATTATCTGTACCTCTCCAACGGTATCGTTCTCCGCGTTGACAGCCTCGACGTGCCCGGCGGTAACGGCGTCAACACCTTCACGATCGTCAACCGTGGCTACGTCGGTTCAGGCTCGGTGCCGACGAATCCTGTGGCCGTTGTGTCCACGACCTCCGGCTTCGGCGTCGGAGCCAACTTCAACTTCACGTGGCGCGTGGGGCAGGTTGGCCTGTCGAACCCTGGCACCGGATACGGCGTTGCGCCATCGGTAACCTTCACTGGCGGTGGCGGCTCTGGCGCAACGGCAACCACGGCGTTGGGCGCTCCGTCCGCAGGCAACCCCACCGTGCCCGGCTTCTTTCAGCAGCGGCTGTTCCTCGCAGGGCCGACTGGTGATCCGCAGCAATTCAATATGTCGCAGCCGGGGCATCCGTACAATTTCGACACGACGTTCCCAGCACAGCCAGACAATGGCTATCAAGGCCGACTTGTCTCAAATCAGCTGAACACGATTCAGTCCATGATCCCGACCTCCGCCGGGCTAGTGATGCTGGCCGATCGGCAGGCGTGGTTGATCAATGGCGGTTCAGCCGGCTCCGCCATCTCTGCCATCGACATCGTCGCAAACTCACAAGGATACAACGGTGCTTCGTATCTTCCTCCGATTGCTTCGTCGTTCGACATCCTATACGTCCAAGCCAAAGGCTCCATCGTCCGCGACCTCGCCTACAACTTCTACACGAACATCTATACCGGTGCTGACATTTCCGTACTCTCCTCCCACCTGTTCTACGGATATCAGTTGCTTGAATGGGCGTGGGCCGAAGAGCCGTTCAAAGTAGCGTGGGTTGTACGGAATGACGGTACGTTGTTATCGTTGACGTTCCTTAAGGAGCAGGAGCTTCTCGCATGGGCGCATCACGACACCAATGGCCTGTTTAAGTCTGTATGTTCTGTGACGGAGCAGGTGTCGCAAGGCGCCGTGGACGCCGTGTATCTCGTCGTGCA